TTATTGTGAACCGTATACCGTTTTATTTCTAAAGCACTATCCGGTTCAAAACTTGCAAAGTGTTTGCATTGTGTAATAGCGTAGAAGAAAAAGGCGGGGTTATTAGCCCCGCCGAACACTTAAAAATATTATGAGCATTATTTGCCATACAAGATGGCAAATGCCTTGCGATGGTAGAGATTTACTTCTCCATAGTTCCCATCGAATATCTTTTTGACCTCAAGCCCGTGCTCTGCCGATATAGCTTTCAGAGCTTGCCATGAGACCTTTCGCCAATTTATGCAATGCTCCTTTGCCCAGCGCTTGATCGAGAACCAATCTTTTGCCTCGTCAAGCTGTTGCGTCTTAACTTCGAGCTGGAGTTGGATTTTCTCTTTTGCCTCTACGGCGTCGGCCAACTGCCGTAGTGCTTCCGAATAGGTTTTCGGGAGAGCCATCGTATAGCTACCGGTCTTGCGGATGGAGGGAAGGACTTCGGAGGTTACCCATTTGCGGAATGGTTTGGCATTGGGCTTATTACTTCGGAGAATGAGAGAATATAACCCACTTTCTGTAATGAAAAGCATATTCCCGCCTCGCTCTAACGATTGGTTATACCGTTCGTCCTCATCCACATGATCCGAAATGGCTTTGCTCGGATTGGAGTATCCCAATACATTACAAACATCTGTGGCGGCAAACATCGGTTCGCCATTGACTTCGGTTACTCTCACTTCTCCGAAGCGGTCATTTTGAAAAATCTGTATAGCACTCATATTATAGTTTTATGAGTTCGTGGCAAAGTTGCGAGCGTTCGGCACATTACGCAAGACCTAATCAGATTATTTTTCGAATCTGCAAAAAAAGTATAAAAAAACGGGGATTCAACCCCGCCGAACCGAAATCAAATGAAGACGTATTAAAATTAGCGTGCAGCTATCTTTTTGCATTATAAATGCCACACAAATATCGATATGCTTTGTGATATTTCTTCAATCTGCTCAAATCTTCATTCGTAAGTTTGTCGAGACGTGTAATATCCATATTGTGCTTGAGATCAGCAATCTTAACCTCTAATGCAATGGAATTTTGTGCACATCGTTCAATGTATTCCATGTAACTTTCTTCATTGCGCCGCGACATAGCTTCCACGGCGTCGGCTACGTCTTTGCCAAATAACTCATTCAACCGCTCGTATGTTACCCGACCATCCTCTATAACCTCATGAAGCAAAGCAACTTTATCCCGAATAGGGTCATTATAATAGTATAGTTCCTTGCAAAGATCCAAAACTCGGAGACAATGATATATAATAGGCCGCCCCGATTTATCCTTAGAGGCTCCTAATTGCATTTCGGCGAAACGTGCTACATTTAAGAGTGATTGTGGTAACATAACTTACTTCAAGATAATAAAAAACCGAGGCAGAACCTCGGTCATGAAAAATACGATTCTTATGAAATCGTTATCTGAAATATGTGTCTTTCTCGTACGGAGAGAACAAATCCGAGGCTTTAGCTGCCTCAAGCAATCTGTCCATATCCTCGATATTCAGGCACCCTTTTATCGAAGTCTCCCCGGATGCCAGCTCCTCGGCAAGCAACGACTTGTCGATCATATTCAACTCGTGAGCACCGATAAACGAATCGTACTTGAGAAAGGAGTATTTGTTTCGCTTGATCGGCATCTGCATGTCATAAAAATCCTTTCTGCGCTGCACATAATTGTTGATATTGGAATTTATGAAAAAATAGCCGATAACATGCGTTTCACTTTCCCCTATGATTACGAAGAACTTCGGTTTGGGAGGTGTGGTCGTCTCGAACATCCGATGTAATATCGTACCTCTGCATATACCCTTCATCGGTTCAACTCTTTTACGGCACGAATGTTTTCCGTAACCTCGGCGATGAATTCCTCGTCGGCTCCACTCTCCTGCATGATGTCTTCCACAGCCATCCTGTCGTTCAATGATGTTTTACTCCATGCGAAAGCATGCGATTTCTCCACTATTTCATTCCAAGACAGCTTGCCATATTCAGTCAACGAAGTGTCGAGTTCCGCAACATCTGTTTTCGAAAGATAATACAAATCGGCATCCTGCAACGGTTCGACGTTGTATCTGTTTTTAATTCGAAACATTTTTCTGAACTCACCGATTTGAGGCCATTGATAACCATCCCCTCGAACACCCTTGAAAATGTCATAAATCATGGAAGGAACCGGCCCGTATTCCATAGCCACATACGTATCACCTGTAATAGGACGGCCATACTTAGTCAGATGCTCTCGATCCGCGAAATAGAGCACCTTGAATATTTTGTGAAAATCTTTCCGTTCAAGCCTGTTCGCAACGTACAGAACAGCCTGTAAGGATTTCTCTGGATTGAAAACCGGAGTTGTCATGATTCAGGATCAATATAGTTGTGTATGGCAAATATACGTCATTTATAATAAACTGCAAAAAACATGCTTTTATTGCATTTCACAATACATGAATGTCGTTGCGCCACCCGGATTCGAACCGGGAACAGCAGGACCAAAATCTGACGTGTTGCCATTACACCATAGCGCAATAATATGCGTTCCCTCGTTCGGATACATCCTAAACACAGATAACTGGATATAAAACGCTCTGACAAAGACGGTCCATAAATACCAAGGACTAACCATTTGTCTGTTATTCCCGCCACCGAGGTACTTGCATATAGTCTCAAGCTGCTACTCCGGGCCCGACCACGTCCCGATATACGAAGATCGACACCAAATAGATAGGTTCTTTGGCTACCTCCAGCGCTTCATGCCAAGCAAAAAGGCAAGCAAATAAATATTCATCGGCTCCCTATCGCTTTCAAGGCCGATACGGCTACGACATTCTGTCGCAGGCGTGCGGAGGATGAGAGATTCGAACTCCCGAAACGTCGCCGTCTCCCGAGCCTTCAGGCTATCCTCCGTAAAAAGCTGCCCGGATCTACCACACTCCCACGCCACCACGTAGGGCTTCGATTCGGGCAGGCATCCGCCCGTGGGCCTCACGGATGACGGACGGAAAACTACCAACCAAAAACTTGACATGAAAAAACTCATGCGGACTATTCGCAGGCGTCCGTAACCTGTAAGAAAGAATATTACTATTCAGTCTCAACAAATTCGCCTTTTACAAGCTGATAAAAAACATCCTCTTTAAGCGTAATTCCATCAATTTGGGCGGACTTCACGCACACCGGACTGCCATATTGGTCATACTCGGCAAGAACAATCCAGCTATCTTTCTTCGCTTTGATCTTTGAACCGGGGCCAATGGCAGAAACCACTGCTTTGTATCCGGAAGAACCGATATGGGCCCCGTAGCCTGAGGAACCGATCCGGGCCCCGTTGCCTGAGGAACCGATCCGGGCCCCGTTGCCTGAGGAACCGATCTGTACCCCGTTGCCTGAGGAACCGATCTGGGCTCCGTTGCCTGAGGAACCGATCTGTGCCCCGTAGCCTGAGGAACCGATCCGGGCCCCGTTGCCTGAGGAACCGATATGGGCTCCGTAGCCTGAGGAACCGATCTGTACCCCGTTGCCTGAGGAACCGATCTGTGCCCCGTAGCCTGAGGAACCGATCTGTGCCCCGTAGCCTGAGGAACCGATCTGTGCCACGTTGCCTGAGGAACCGATATGGGCTCCGTCGCCCGAGGAACCGATCTGGGCTCCGTCGCCCGAGGAACCGATCTGGGCTCCGTCGCCCGAGGAACCGATCTGGGCTCCGTCGCCCGAGGAACCGATCTGTGCTTCGTCGCCCGAGGAACCGATCTGTGCCACGTTGCCTGAGGAACCAATCCGGGCCCCGTAGCCTGAGGAACCGATCTGTGCTTCGTCGCCCGAGGAACCGATATGGGCTCCGTCGCTCGTATCTACATTAACAGTCGGAGCTCTTTTGATACATTTTTCATACAAGAAGTCGATACCCGCTTTTATAAAATCTGAGAAATTGAGCTTGGCTCCGATATGAATTTTTGTCGTGGCCGTTTTGTCATTATCAGAACGGCATCTACCCAGAGCCGTAACGCGGTGAATCGGGATGAAGTTGCAATCATCATCCAGCATCGGACGATAATTAAGCACTGAAAAGGGTGATTCGCAGAAATGAAATCCTTTTTCGCAAACTTTAGGGTTCGCATCTTCTTCATAAGTCTCACCCTCCTCGAATTTGAAGCCGCGACATGTCATATCAGAATCGAAGCCTTTGAAGCCATCGATACACTTTTCCTCCCCGAACTCTTCCGGAAGAATCACATTGTCTCCGAACGATACGTGCTTGAATATTTCTACTATTTCAGAAAGATCGAAACCTGCAATCCCGCATCCTATTTTCGTTACGTAGAATATTAAATCCGGGTGTATTTTGGTGAAGTCCGCGAAATCCTTGACGGAGCGTTCCAAATCCGACAACTCTACTTTGTGCATGTTCTCGTCCAGCGTCGGAATAGCATAAGATCGCCCTTGCAATCCCTCGCCTTGCCCCATAACGGCACCGAACTTGTCGAGGGCGACGCGGGCAGCGCCGCCGACATGATTACCGGCCTTGTTACTACCGAAAACGAAGACCTCATTCGGCTTTAATTCCGTGATGTTCTCGGGAGTAAATACTTTATCTACCATGTGTTCGTAAATTGTTATAATTTAAATTTAAAGAAAAAACATTTGCCACTCGGATCCACCACAACGACTTAGCGTCCTGTATGGAAGTATACAAAATAAAAAAAGAATTCTGCATCGGAAAAATAAGTAAATAAAAAAGGATACCTTAATGGGCTAAGGCATCCTTCAGAGATAGAAATAATAAGCGTTGGCGCGCATGAACGAGATTCCTCATCTTGTTCCTATTTCTGTTTTCTCGTTTGCGAAGATATAACATTATACCGTATTTAGCAAATTTTGCCCATAATTTTTTTTAACATGACAAACAATGTAATCGGTTCGGGAATACTCCTTCACTCGTTGTTGCCGTCCGTCGCGTGTCTCGATTGACACCCAACGCGAGACTATATCCATGCCGCCCTTGCGCAGCCGGCTGACGATACGTCGCAACTCTGTAGTGCCGAACATATCCCACGCCCGTTTCACCGTCAAGCGGCCGCCTTTGCGGAAATAAGCGGCTATTTGTCTTTGAGGATCGTGTGCCATATAATCGAAGTTTTAAGTTAGTCAAAAGAAGCCCGGACCGCTGAGAACTACTAATCTCCGAATAATTGTTTAACTCATACCATGAAATCAGCAGCCCGGGCATAGAGGGACGACTATTGCAAAAATTCATAAATTCAGTTTAGCCAAAATTCAAATTCGGGTCGCAACAGTCATCCCCTTAGCGTCATAGCGGAGACATTCAACCCCGCTATGACATAGTCATTTATCGCCGCCCTTTCGTTCGCTCGTATCATCGCGTTCCTACATTCAGGTGATGGCTCTTTCGCGCATTTCGGCTATTTGCTTACTCGCGGCCGCGTCTTCTCGGTGGCGGCACACAATGCAGATACGTTGCAGGCGTTGGTCGGAATGGTAACGGCTCCGACCGCCGGAGAGTTGGTAACGGCTCTCTGCCGGAGAGTTGGTAACGGCCTCTCAGTGCCGGATCGCTTTCTGCCTTACAGGCTGGGGTTGTATTGCCAGCGATCGAACCCCTCACCTCATAGGGTGGCTATTAGCTCCCGTGTCGGCGGTCAGGCCGGCACGGAACAAGGGTATCCGAAGGTCTTAAAGTTTGATGATTCGGATGCTTTGAACATCGACGGATGCGTCCACTTTATATTGGCCTTCGACGTCGGCAAAGCGTTTCATTTCCTCAGCAGCTAAGACAAATTGGCTTGCCAACTCCTTCATCGCTGATTTCTTCACGCGGCGTCCCCGCCACCATCTCCACACTATTTTCATTACTTATGTGTTTAACAGTCTATCCACCTTGACTTTCTCGTCTCTTTGCCTCCGAGCTCCAACGCCATACGGCGAATACGATCCGGTTGTTCCCCGGTCGTCGTACCTCTCTTATTTGTAAAACTCCACAGGGAAAAGGTTATCGGCCGTCCAGTTGTTGTCGCCCGTGGAAATAACAGGTCAGAGAGAACGGATAGAAAGCCAAGTATATGAATTACAAGAGATACTCCTTTCTAATATTGATCGGTTGTTTGATTCCGGAAAATTACTTTTGGAATTTCCTGAAAAAGATTTATCAATCAACCGAAAAATTCCCAACTACTCATTTTTTGAGAATTTTGGGATTGATATGTGCAACATTCACATTAATGATAAAACGGCATTTTGTTTAATGCCATTTCATAAAAAGTTTGACAAAGTATATGCTACAATAAAAACAGCTTGCCATCAAGTTGGATATACGTGTTTTAGAAGTGATGAACCTTTTAATCCCGGCAACGTATTAAGGCAAATCCTACAAATGATAACTTCAACAGAAATCATCATCGCTGTTCTTGATGGCAAAAATCCCAATGTATTTTATGAGATTGGCATAGCCCACAGTTTAGGGAAAACAGTAATTCTTGTTGGCAATGCTAAAAATCCCGATGATATATCATTCGATCTAAAATCTGAACGATTACTTTTGTATAATGCACCCAATGATTTGCAAAATAAACTAACCAAAAGCCTTCAACAATTACATTATGTTTAGTGATGAACAAAAAAGAATAGTAGCCAAAGCTATCATTGAAAAACTTGGCCAATATGAATGTCCGATGTGTGGGTGCTCCCAATTCTCGATAATAGAAGAATTTGGACTTCATATGATGCGCCCTATGAGCAATCCGATTAACGTATCATGGGGTATCCCATATATAATGTTGGTTTGTGGGAAATGTGGTTATATGTCTCAGCACAATGCCATCTCTCTTGATGTGTTAGACCCTGAAACTACGCAAACTTTAAAAATGTAAGTTTTTAATATTTGCGTAATTCAAATTATATTGATGCCAGCCCCATATAGTTTCACACTTTCAAACCCGTCGATTTCAGTTATTTCTGCGGTTTTTTGTGGTGTGGATGCAAATTGAGACGCCCCACAAGTTTTAGGTAATATTGCTTATATATTTGGGGTCAGGGTCAGGTTTAGATGTACAAAGAAGGATAGCAGGGATAGCGTTGTAAGAATAGTTGACGGGACTTCTCATGTTAATCTTTAGCAGAGTATTTACGCGTCTCCTCAATATCGGAGAACATCTGGCGCATTCGTTTATCGTGGGCTTTTATTGACTTGTTGAAACGATATTCACCAACCATTACCACGATAAACGTAGCGAAAATAACAAGGAAAGAAAACCAAATCAGAATCATAGCTTCAACGTTTTTGCAAACCTCGGAACTCTCGGCATAACTTCAAAAAATCTGCTTATTATTTTGCGGGGGGGGGAATTTTGTAACTTTGCAGCATCTAACCAATAACTTATTACATTATGAAAAAATTATTTTCAATCACATTATTGTCAATTATATCATTATTTTGTGCTTGCAATAATGAGGATGAATCACAAGCAGAACCACTAAAAGTAATATTTGATGTAAGCAACCTTAATCTTGAGGTAAATGAGACATATACATTGCATACGATCGTCGTAAGCGGAAATATTGTGCGAGAGGATGCAGTGTGGGATTCATCGGATAAAAATGTTGCTACTGTCGACAAAGGAATTGTTACCGCAAAAGCACCCGGACAAACAAGTATTCTTTTAACATATAAAGGACAACTTTGTGCAACATGTGAAGTTACAGTAGAAGAACCCATAGCATTAACTGCAATTACATTGGATTCACATGATCTTAATTTTCTCGTTGGCAAATCCGACGTAATCGACACAGGCACATCCTATATTCTTGATGTCTCTATTGAACCAGAGAATGCCCCAATGCCTGAGTTTGAATGGGAAGCTATGAATAACGATGTCGTAACATTCCGGACTGCTTTTCAGGGAGAGAAATGTGTCGTTTATCCTATAGGAATAGGCACAACCACCATAAAAGTTACAGCCAAAGGAACCTCTCTTTCTGACGAATGTACCGTTACAGTATCCCCCCGACATGTAACAGGAATTACTTGCACAGAAAGCTTATCACTCTTTTTGGGTAGTAGTCGACAATTAGAGGCAAAAGTCATACCCGATAATGTTTGGGATAATTCAGTGATATGGGAATCGTTAAATTCGGATATAGCAACCGTGGATGCAAGCGGCAAAGTTTATGGTAAAACATTAGGAGCAACTGAAGTCGTAGCGAAAACGAATGACGGGGGATTTGAAGCTAAATGTCAAGTTGAGGTTTGTGAAATTGACAAATTCGTTACAGCGAGCAGTGTGTGTGGTACAAATGGAACAACAGCTACATATTTTTATAGTTATTTAAGACTTCACTTCAACACGAACGTTGATAGTCCCGTTCATCTTTTATCTATAGCATTGTATGATGAGTTCGGTAATTTAGCAACCTCTGGACGTCCTGATATAATTTGTAATGAGTATACTAATATATACAGGACGAAAATTCATCCACCTCTTCCAGATGGAAGTTTCGATTTTGACACATACCCAGCCCATGGGTGGAAATTTATAATCACCTATGTTTGGAATGACAAACAGTACGAATTAATTCATATTAACCAATAGGATAAAAGGAAAGTTGCAGATGTTATTGCTCGAAATAATAAATAAATTTTATACATAACGCATGTAGCCAAAAAAAAGTCCCGTTCATAAATGGGACTTTTTCTGTTTACGAGTGGTTGTTATTGAATGTCAAATACTCTCTGCGCATTTATTGATCCTCCGCGATAGATCGTACAAGGCATTACGAAGGATTTCCTTTTCCGCCTCACTAAAATCGTCGGGTTTACCGTTATTCATACCATCCATTTTATGATAAAGCCACGACCGCGATTTACCAAAGTACCGTTCCGATATTTTAGCCCACGATACATCTAATAAAATATCGGACATTTTCTGTTTTACCGTTTTTCGGTTTTGTTTCACTAAAATTTCCATACGATCTATTTTTATACCTCCGACCAATCGGCCGGAGGTGGTTGTTTAATCTCTGTCTAATAATTCTTGCAAAATCATGTTTATATACCATTCTTGCTCCTCTCTTCCATTGGGATATGCCTTATGGTAATTACGAATAGATTCTATCAAATCCCACTCTTTTTCGGTTAGTTCTACATTCATATCGTATCTACTGTTGGGTACTACAAATATAATACACTTTTGCGTATTACGCAAATATTTCTACATCATTTTTCCATTCCGATTGAAAAATGTATATTTGCATTGCTAAAGTTCATGTAGTGTAAATATATCCACCATTTGGATATATTGCATCTATTCATACAGTTTAATCTAACTGCGTCGAGTTCGGTAGCGGAAACGCCCGACGGCCACATGAACGCCGAGCAACTCGTAACGCAGTTTTTTATTGCTAAAGTTCATGAAAAAGCACATCGAACGTATGGGCCGCATCAAGGCGGCAACTCCACCAATGTACTGCGTCCCCAAGCGCAGCGACCTGTCATTAATCGGATCTGCTTTCGAGGCGGCGGGGTTTCGTTGTGTCCGTATCCACACCGAATGCGAGGCAGAACACCGAGCCAAAGGCGGCGATCCCCGCCGGCACGGAATGCTGGTGCTCGACGGCGACCGGGTGATTCTCGAAATCATCCGAAGCAAAAAAGCAGAGTGTAAGACTGCGAGACCCGCCGTATAAGATGGGGTCAAAACGACAAAAAAGAAAGCCGAGGGAACTCGGCTTTTCTTATTTTATTTAAGGACATAATCGCAATGCCCTCGAAGAGACTGTTTTATGGGATTTCCCATTGAATACAGATAAATTAACAACCCTTCTTTGCGTGCAAATTTAATGGGAGCTATGAAATCCGAATCACCGGCTATGAGCACTATTTTGTCCACCGTATGTTTTGTTGCCATAGTGGCCATGTCAAGACCGAATTTCATATCTACACTTTTTTGCTTGAAATCCGGCTTCATTTGCTTACTGTATATATCTTGTTTCCATCCTGTAAACGACAGCTCGCCCAAACGAAGCGCAAATCTATCCATCGCACACAAGGCGTCAAGATATTTATTTTTCATCGCATAGCCGGTACTTACAGAGTAATCTACACTATTTCCTGCGACATCTTTAATCGTGCCTCCAAAGGGCCTACAGTCGTAATAAAACACGCGGAATAAAATATCCTCCGTTTCGCCGTTTGTTTGTCTCTTGACAAGAGCCATAACGTCATTTACGGTTTGCCAGACATCTTTTGGCTGCGGATTCCTTTTGTTAATTTTTTTGAAACATTGCCAAAAAAAACCTCCGTCGATTAAAATGTTTACTTTGGTCGTCATTTATTTAATATTTTGGTATTTTAATAAAACAATTAAGCCACCCTCGCGAGTGGCTTAACGGCAGACCTATCTGCATCGGATTTTTTTTGCCAGCCTACTGGCTTCGGATTATGGCACAAATATAATGCGCCATATTTCAAAATGCAAATCTTTTGCCGATTTTTTTAAATTGCATATTATTCCCTTTTCTTCCTTATCTTTGAAAATAAAACAGTAATTACCCCTTACTCCTCCAGCTTTATTTTGATCGGCTTGCTGCAATGCGGGCAGGTGATCGCGTTCGTCAGAATTACAAGCAATTTCATGATAAGATGTATAGTTAGAAATTACAGAGCTATTTGCCGATATCCACCCTTACATCATCAGGGAAAAGTAAATCTAATTGTTGATATTGCTTTGGAAATGCGGCGTTGAGCATTTGCATGAATTTAGTCCAATCATACCCCGAGGCCCGTCCTAATGCCTCTACTGCTGCTAAATGCTCTTTCAACTTCGGACGGCCTACCTCTTCGGTTAGATGCTGATGATGGCGATCTTTTTGCGTTCCTTTCCCTGTTTTAGGATTCACCTTTTGGAGCTCAGTTAGCACAACGGGGGCAAGACGTTCATAAACAATATCATTGATCCACGTTCCGACAACACCCGGACGCTTATGGGTCATGGTCCAATTCCATCCATGCATCCGATATATCATTTCGAAGAACGAATCATTGAATGTCTTGACCCATTTGCTGGCTTCCTCCGATATGAATTGCGATAAGAACTGCTGAAGCTCGTCTTTTGCCCTTTTCTTGTCTTCCTGATAACCGGTGGCTTCATCGACAAGGGCTATGATTCCAACCTTTGCAACAGCCCTGATGATTATATCGGCGTTGCGCACTATTGCGTCATTATTAAAAACGCCGGCACGATTCGCGTCAATTACAGTGGAACATATGTCAATAAGTAATGTTACTTCATATCCGTTCGCGCTTGATTGTGAGCCACCTGCGTCTATTCTTTGGAATTTTATAGGCGATGATAGTCGATTGATAATACTATCATCGCCGGCATTCATATAAGCGGAAATGCCGTCCATGTTACAAAAACTTCGCATCCATTGGCCGCTCTTGCTTTCATAACCTATCGCTCTCTGCAATCCTCTACCCGAGAATACTCGCGTGCCATCTTCTAAAACATAGCACGGAATCTCTAAATAACCCAATTTCAACGGTGTCTTCTCAGACCCATAAATAGCCTTTAGGATCTTTGTCATATTATTACTCAAATTTTATTCCCATTCCTTTACCTCCAGCACCGTCCCGCACCGAGGGCACGTGATCATGTTCGTTGCATTATTTGCTATCTTTATTTCATTAGCTTTTTATCTCGTAATTCAATTGCACGAAAATTCTTGTCCGTTTCTTTTAAATTCAAACGTTTCAATTGTTCCTGCGCCATATTCCGAAGTTGCGCATATCGTGCAATCTTATCCAGCCCTTGTTTATTGAGTTCTGAATTCATCGATTCGAGATTTGCAAGGACGACAAGTTCATTTATGCTTGCCATATCTCGAATATTCAGCCCTTGCTCCGCATATTTAGGGTTTGCCTCACGCCATTGTTTTGCCGTACATCCCCAGAGAGCCAAATTCAACATGTCTGCTTCTGTCGAATAGGCGTATAGTTTTTCACTTTCATTCAATGTTGGTATTACAAAATCTCGGACTGCGTCAGTGTGAATAGTATAATTTACTTTACTTAAAATTCGCTTCACATTCCATTCCCCTAAAGAAGGGTGCGATTCTATCTCTTTAAGACGCTGGTATTCTTTAATAAGATAGAGCTTAAAAGCAGGGCTCAACCATGTGCCAAACTCGAATGCAATATCTTTGTGGGCATACGTCCCTCCATAACGCCCGGGTGTTGATACAATTCCAATAGCTCCAGTCTTTTCTATCCATTGTTTTGGGGTAAGTGTGAATGAATTTGCCCCTGCATTATTTCTAAAGGCGTCGAATTCGATGCCTTTAAAATTGGGATTATTTATTTGCTCCCAAAGCCCCAAAAATTCAATCGTCCCTCGCAAACGCATCCAGTTCTGAATGATATAGTTTGTTCGATCTGCATCTTTATAATGAGCCATATCGGCTAAGCAAATATAGTCCTCCCTACCGGCTTGTTGCGAAACCGATACCTCCACGTCATTGACGTTTATTTTTTTAATTGTAACCATACTTATTCCCCTTTCTCTACTTTAATAAGTTTCCCGCAATGCGGACACGTAATCGCGTTCGTCGGCTGGGGGGCGAAAAGCTCCGGAACCTCAACACCCAAAATATCGGCTATTTCTCGCAACCGTTTTAACGGCGGATTTCCGTTGTCGCCGATTGCAATACTTAACCCCGTTTCAGTCATTCCGAGACGTGCCGCTAACTCTTTTGCGGTCATTCCTCGTTCCTTCAATAATTCTTTAACTCTCATTTTGACGTATTATTTACCGCAAATATATTGACATTTATATAAACAGCAAAAAATTTTAGTACCAATTAGATTTTTATCTCAAAATATTTGCATAACATTAAAATATCATTTATATTTGCATCAAAAAATCAAAACAACAGTTAAAATGACAACCGCCACTCATACCGCATTGCAGAACCTTGCCAAGCAGGCCGCCGAATACATTACGAAACTGAACGGCGAGGCCGAGACCTTCGAGGTCGTATGCGGCGACTATTTGGCTGTGATTGCCTACGAGGCCGAAATAGCCGAGGACAAGGGCGATTATTGGACGGCTCCCTATTCGTGGATAGAATACGAGAGGACCACGGTCAAGGCGGTGTACGGCGCCGAAGGCGACAAGGACCAAGAGGCGACGAAGTGGTTACAAGAGGCATTGAATTAATAAAAACACATACGACTATGAACAATTACGCATTTGAAGTGATCGACGCAATCAATCGAGAAGGTATAAGTAATGAGGCGTGGGGTCTTATTGAAGATATTGACGATACGAAGGCTTATTTTGGCACACTCGGTAAACGCAGTCTTGAAGGTAAATGGGCCTACATATACGAAAAGAAGGACGGTATATACGCCTACACGTGCAAAATAAAGCCTACAATGACGATGCGCCTTTCAGAAGACGCTGGCGGTAGAGACACCAAACTGGCATTTTATAAACTCGATTAAGCCGTTCGGGCGGCTATAAATAGACCTTAGGCCCGAAGCGTGGCGGCACCTGCCGCCGGTGGTAAAAATAATAAGCTATGAAAATACGCAAATCTACCCCAAAAGTCAGCAGAGAAGCGGCGATTAAAATCACGATGAATACCAACGGCGTATCGCGTGAAATCACCGAGAAATACACCGATAGCGAACTGCGCGAGGTGCTGCGTCTGCTCAAACTCAAAGCGAACTTCTAACCGATATAATGATGAAACGGACCGACCTTTCAACGATCATGCGCACGGCGTGGCAGATATGCCACACGACGGGCGAAGCCTTTGCCGAATGCCTACACAAGGCATGGCAGGTGTTCAAACTGAAGCTGAAGATGCACGCCGGCATCGTGCAGTTCTTCTACCTTAAATCGAGCACGGGCGAACTGCGGCAGGCGTTCGGCACGCTCAAAGAGGACTTATGCCCCGAAACGAAGGGCGCCGACCGCAAGCCGAACAAACACCTCGTAACCTATTACGATACGGTTGCCGAGGACTGGCGGTCATTCAGAATGTTCAATCTTGTAAAAGTCATATAAAATGAGACCGACGAAGTATGTAGAAAAGCGCAGCGACTTGACGCTGCTTAAAGAGACGTTCGAATTAACGGGTGCAACGTGCCACCGCACGCGTCTGAAATGCGGTTGTGAAGTCCGCCAAGGTGCGGACAATAATCGCGACGGGGTGCTGGTTGTCAAGTACGATACAGTCGTACTTGAAATCATCCGCTGCAAAGGGTGCGCGAAGAAAAGACCTTGAAAATTGCGATTCTTCAAAAAAAAAATCGTATTTTTAATAATAATTCGGCGGTAAGACTTGCACAATGTGCCGAACGTGTCCACCTTTGCACTGTACCAATATATGCGGGGTAGTGCAGAGGTTACCACGGCGGGTTAGTGTCCCGCAGGCGCAAGTTCGATTCTTGCCCCCGCTACTAAAATTAAATGCTATGAAAATTTTAACGCTGATCATCAAACAGAAGTGGTTCGACGCGATTCTGTCGGGCGAGAAGTCGGTCGAGACGCGCGAAGTGCGCCCGAAATCGTTGAAAAAATATGCTGTAATCAAAGATTTGTCAACAGGGCGTACATATGATAATTACCCCGATTTGTTTAAGAACGCCGAGCCCAACAATAAGGGTTTCGAGTTTGTACCGCGCGAATATGATGCCATTCAGTTTTGGGTAGGCTATGAAACTAACCGCCCGGGCGCATTGGTGGCGGTAAAGAAGGCTGAATGCGTACCATATTTTTATGAGGACGACGGCGCACCTATATACGAAGAATTTGAAGGACAAAACGTACAACTGTTAGACGTCGACTATCATCTTGGCGACGTTTTGCAAAAAAATAATTGTTAAACCCTCTAAAAATTAAGCTACACTACAGGTTACGGAGCTGGCCGTACAAGTACAGGCCGATTTATGTCAAGAGCCGAAAGGCAGCGTGGTCTTAACAGAGTTTTCGGTGCGAAATGACCCTGATAGATCATGCAAACGAAGTGATTGCCTCTGTCCGTCGAAAAACGGACAGGGTGATCCTTTTTTACTCTTGCGGCAAGGACAGCGAGGTGCTGCTCGATCTTATGGCGCCGCACTTCAAAGAGATCGTTTGCGTGTTCATGTATTTCGTCAAGGGTCTCGACCATATCGACAACTACCTGCGGGCAATCAAAGCCCGCTATTCGAACGTGCGCATCATGCAAGTGCCGCATTGGAATTTGTCGAGGGCCTTACGAATCGGATTCTGCTGTGTCGCCAATCCGAATGTCAAAATCATGTCGTTGAAAGATATTGATGAATCCGTTCGGATGAAAACAGGTATTTCGTACTCTTTCTACGGTATGAAACAAGCGGACGGCATGCATCGTCGTTTAATGTTGCGCGGTTACGAAAACGAGGCCATAAGCAACACGAATAAAGTTTACCCACTATCGCATTGGAAAAAGTCGGATGTACTTGCCTATATAAAAGCGAGACGTCTGCCAGAGCCTATTGCATATACCAACGAGGCGAGAAACGGATTATGGTTCGATGCCAAGTGTTTCGACTACCTGCGTCGGCACTATCCGCAAGACCTCGAAAAGATTTACAAGGTATTCCCCTTGTCCCGAAATATATTACTCAGATATGATGCAGAAAAAGCAGCAGCCCAAATACAGACAAAGTGATACGGTCGTAATCAGGCGGTCGCAAATTAACTTCGCCCCATACAATCCCCGAAAGGAAGATCCCGAGGTCATTCGGAAACTCAAAAAGAACTTCAAGACCGTAGGCTATTTGGGCGGTATCGTATGGAATCGGTTGTCCTCCTATCTTGTGTCGGGGCATAAGCGCGTGCAGACGCTCGACATCATCAACGGATATGACGGGACATCCGAAACGGATTATGAAATCAAGGTCGAAGCGGTAGAGCTGGACAACAAGACCGAACGCGAACAGAATATCTTCATGAACTCACCTTCCGCAATGGGCGAATTCGACATGGAGAAAATGAAAGTACTCGTACCGGAGATCGACTATCAGGCCGCCGGCCTCTCCGAAGCGGACATGAACATATACGGCATATCGGTTATGCAGGATGAAATGAGTGCAGGGCTGGCCGATACGCTGGATGATTTCGAGGAGATGCAGCGGCCCTTCGAAGAAAGAAAAGCGGCGGTCAAGGAGATGAAGGAGCAAATCCGCCAGCAGGCAGAGCAGAAGGCCGAGGACATCGAATCTTATGTAATGATAAACTTCAAGTCCTATCGGGCAAAATCGTCCTTCATGTTGCGCTTCGGATTCGGGCCGGACGACAAGATCATCCCGGGTGAAATATTCGCTGATATGGTCGAACGGGTGGAATAACTACAAAAACTACGCTATAAAAAATGGCAATGCCCTCAAAAAAACCTACTATAGACGTGTTCCGCAAGGTGGCAAACGCCTGCGGTGGTATTTTATCGGATATCGCTGCAAATATCGGCGTAGAGCGCAGCACGGTTTATACGTGGTGCGAGGAGGATATGGCATTCAAGCAGGCCCTCGAAGATTCCCGCGAACGGTTCGTCGATCTGGCCGAAAGCAACCTGCGTAAGCTGGTGGCTGGTGTTCCCGCCATCGAGAAAGACGAGAACGGCGAAAAACGGTTTGCGGGCTGGATCGAACGTCCATCCGAAACCGCGATCATTTTCACGCTAAAGACCCGTGGGAAGAAACGGGGGTATATCGAACGGTCAGAGATTACGGGAGCCGATGGCGCCGATTTAATTCCGCCCCGCACACTCTCTCCCGAGGAAGCTAAGCAATATGGGCTGAAACTTAACGAAGAATATTGACGCACTCCCCCTATTCGCGACATTGACATAGAGCGGACTTTTTGCCTATCCGGTACGCTGAACTTCACCCGTTATATGTTCAAGCATAAGACGGGAATGCGCTTTATTGTCGGCGATCATCACCGCCAAATATGCGAAACTCTCGACAAAGTGGTACGGGGCGATATAAAGCGGCTCATCATCAATATCGCCCCACGATACGGGAAGACCGAACTCGTGTCGAAAAATTTCGTCGCTTACGGGCTGGCGCTAAATCCCCGCAGCAAGTTTATCCACCTCTCTTATTCAGACGACCTCGTTCTCGACAACTCGAAAGAGATCAATGAAACGGTGCAATCGGACTATTATCAACGGTTGTTCCCCGAGGTCAGCGTTGAATCGAAGAACGCGAAGAAGTGGTACACCTCCGCCGGCGGCGGACTGTATGCCGTAAGTGCGGCGGGGCAGGTTACGGGTTTCGGCGCAGGCCAAGTGGATGATCCCGACAGGGAGCGGCGCGAAATGGGCGATTTCATTCCGGCGTGGGAAAGCGACTTTGCGGGGGCAATCGTCATCGACGACCCTATCAAGCCCGAGGACGCCCTGTCCGAAACGATCCGCGAGCGCGTGAACAATCGTTTCGAATCTACAATTCGCAATCGTGTGAACTCCCGCAATACGCCGATTATAATCATCATGCAGAGGTTGCACGAACACGACCTGTGCGGGTATCTGCAAGAGATCGAGCCGGAAGAGTGGACGGTATTGTCGTTACCATGTATTTGGTATGACGAAAACGGGCAAGAACATCCGCTATGGGATTTCAAGCATACGCTGGAGGAACTGCACAAAATCAAGAAATCGAACTCCTACGTGTTCGAAACGCAGTATATGCAGAACCCTAAGCCGCTGGAGGGGCTGATGTACGGAGAGTTCAAGACATACGACATCATTCCCTATGCGGCATCCATGCGCCGCAAGAATTACACGGACACCGCCGATACCGGCAGCGACTATCTGTGCTCGATCTGCTATACGGAAACTCCTATCGGCAATTTCGTAACGGACATTCTCTACACACAGAAGCCGATGGAATACACCGAGCCGGCGACAGCCGAGTTGCTGTCCCGCAACAAGACGGAAATATGCTACATCGAAAGCAACAATGGCGGCAGATCGTTCGGGCGCAATGTTATGGCGCAGTGCCGAATGATGGGTAACAACTTTACATCCTTTAACCCGTTTACGCAGACGGACAACAAAAGGGTGCGCATCTTCACGCGATCGAACGAGGTACAGAACCTCATCTATTTTCCGACAGGATGGGAGCATAGATGGCCGGAGTTCGCCTCACACATCAAATCATACCGCAAGCAACAGGAGTTCAACAGTCATGACGACGCCGAAGATGCCTTGACAGGAATAATCGAAAAGCGGGGTTATTTCGACAATGGAGAAGATTTAAACAAAGAAGATTTAGGAATTTGGTAAAAATACGGACATGGGATTCATCGACAATCTGCTCAATGCGATAAGGAATAAGTATCTGAATGCAGCCGGCGCTGATCGAGACTTGCTTACACTTATCAAGGATAGAGATATCACGCAAGCGCAAGCCCTCATGCAGAACCGAGACATAGAGGTTCTGCAAGCGATTCAGGAGTATAATCCCGAACTTCACCGCATTATGCGGAAAGCCGACAAGGTGCGTAAAGGTCAAGAGCCTTATCGAACCGAGAAACTGCCTCGTGCACGGCAGAAGTATATCAACGAAGTGGAACTGTTCTTCCTGCTCGGAAACCCCATACGCTGGAAGAAAGTAAACAACGAGGGTTCGGACGAGGCTTTCGAAGCATATAATCAATTTTTGCAGGATACCCGATTCGACGTCACCATGCGTAAGGCAAAGCGCATTGCGGGGGCAGAAACTGAATGTGCCAAGCTCTACCACATCTATCGGGACGAGAATTTCCAACCGCAAGTGAAAGTCGTAGTAATCTGCAAGTCGGAGGGATACACCCTGCGCCCGTTATTCGATCAATATAATAACCTCATTGCATTCGGGTATGGGTACTATCTCAAAGAGGGGGCATCGACCGTCGAGCATTTCGACATTCAAACTCCTGATACAATCTACCGATGCAGACGAGGGACACTCAATTGGGAGGTTACGGCAACACCTAATCCAACGGGGAAAATCAATGTGATTTACTACAGACAGGATAAGGCATGGAACGGCCTCAATCCCCGTATAGACCGCGAGGAGGATATAGACAGCAAAATAGCCGACACAAATAACTATTTCGCAGACCCTATCGCCGCAGCAACGGGCGATGTCGTAGATTTTTTGAAAGGTCGAGCCGACAAGCCCGGGAAAATGATTCGGATGACCGGAGCGGATTCAAAATTCGAGTACATCAATCCACCGACCTCCTCCGAGACGCAGCAACGGGAAAAGGAAGACCTCGCGCGGTCTATTCTGTTCGATACTTTCACACCCGAGTTCACGCCCGAGAAGATGGCGGGACTGGGAACTCTCTCGGGCGAAGCAATCAAGCGAGCGATGGTGTTGGGATATATCAAGCGGGAGAACAACAAGGAGATTTACGACATAGCCGTAGATCGGGAGAAAAATCTTATTCTCGCCATCATGATGAATGTAACCCATATTCATCTGCGCTCCGAGCTGGCTGCACTCAACATAGAACATGAGTTCGCGGAGCCGTTCAGCGAAGATGTTACCGCCCGCTGGGCTGCGATCGGCCGAGCCGTACAGGATGGTATAATGTCGCTTGAGAAGGGGGTCGAATTGATGGGAACTGCCGACGATGTAACCGCTGAAATCGCGCGTATAAAGCAGGCAAAGGCAGAGGCATCAATGAGCAATATCGTAGAACCGACGTTCTAATCCGCAACAATGTCCGGATTGAATTTGAAAGCCGCCCAATGGGAGCAGCAGCATAGAGCGCATGTCGAAGAATACCTCCGACAGATCGACGCTTTGTATGATGCAGCCTCGAAGGAACTGGTTCGCTTGGGTATACAGTATAACTATCAACCCGAGACGGGGCGATTATTCGCCTTTGCGTCGAACAAAAGCCGTCGTAAACAAGCCGACGCCTCGTTATCTTCGTTCCGAGATAAGTTGTCCACGATAATTACTGCCGGAATCGCTACGGAATGGGCTTTTGCCAACGATAAGAATGATTCATGGGTAAAACAACTGTCCGACAATCCGAAAAAAGAGTGGATGCTTCATAATCTCGATGCGCTGGAGGCATTCCAGCAGAGGATGACTTATGGACACACGTTGTCCGAAAGGGTCTGGAGCGTCGCCAAGCAGTTCGAACGACACGTCGAGTTGTCGCTATCGGTCGGCATCAGCGAGGGACGAAGCGCGGCCAATATAAGCAGAGATGTACGCATGTATCTGAATGAGCCGGACAAGCTATTTCGGCGTGTCAGAGATGCGTTCGGCAATCTCACCCTGTCGAAAGCCGCGCAGGCCTACCACCCCGGACAAGGCGTTTACCGATCATCCTATCAGAACGCCATGCGTATGGCCCGTACCGAAATAAACAGCGCTTATCGTGAAGCCGACAGTATCCGTTGGCAGCAACTCGATTTCATTGTGGGTTATGAAGTAAAAACGTCCAAATCCCACGCCGCATGGTTGGCGAAAGCATGGTATCCCCGCTTCAAAAAGGGACGGGCGCCACTGGAGATATGCGACGCAATGGAGGGGAAATATCCGAAGTCTTTCAAATTCATCGGGTGGCATCCGAATTGCCGCTGTTACGCTGTCCCGATTATCGCTAACGAAGGCACAGGCAAGGATTGGTGGGAAGATGCGGAAAACGAGATTACGGAACTGCCAAGTGGATTTACGAGATGGATGAAAGAGAATCAAGATCGCATCGAGAAGGCGCAGAAACGCGGAACACGTCCTTATTGGATTGTGGAGAATAAGCAATTAGGCATACCCGATAAAACCAACAAGCCCCCTCGGTAAAGGGGGCTTGTCTGTGGATTACGCATGTTAGCGTTTCGTGCAACCACGGCATCGGACGATTTCAGCGATAAGCCTATCGCCGTCCAAGATAATCATGCCGTTTCGTCGATTGTCCTGCCCCGACTGCTGGCAGTCGCATTCAGTTCTAACCCGCAAGCATTGAAATCCAACCGCTTCAAAGGTTTTGCCATTTCTGTGGCATTAACCATTACGCTATTCCCTTTCTGAAAGGTAATAGGGCTTCCATTATATTGGAAGACTTGATTTGGATTTGTTAGCATAAACAAAAGATGCGCCTACTACGAGTTGCTAACAAATCCATAGGGTTTATTTGAAGGCGTTTCCGTATCTCCACTCAGTAGACGCAATATCTTATGTTTTGGCAAAAAATAACTCCAAATGGAGATCATGGGAGTTTTGCCGCTCCTATGAATTTGTTAGCGCTATAAAGATAAACAATTTTATAAAAGACCAAAAAATTCGGCAATAAATTTGTTTTGCAACTAAAAAATAGTTACATTTGCGTTGTAAACAAATAGCGATGGGGACAAAAGAAAAATTAATACAGCGCTTTGTGTCACAACCCAAGGATTTCACGTGGGATGAACTTGTTAGGTTGTTTGGCATCTTTGGATATGAAATAAGCAATAAAGGGAAAACAAGTGGTTCTCGTGTGATTTTCGTCAAGGGAGAAAGTTCTTATACGGCACACAAGCCCCATCCTAACAGCATAATCAAAAGCTATGTAATAAAACAGGTGTTAGAGTTCCTTAAAAACAATGAATTGATATGAATACGATGAATTATAAAGGCTACATAGGTAGCATAGAGGTCAGCGAAGAAGATAATCGCCTTTTCGGAAAGGTTCTTGCCTTGCCGCACGATACGATGATTACTTACGAGGGAGAAACAGTAACGGAACTTCGCGATGATTTTCACGGTGCGGTAGATGATTATTTGGCCTATTGCGAAGCAGAGGGCATAGAGTCTCGAAAAAGTTATTCGGGAACTTTGAATGTTCGCATATCGCCTGAAACCCACAGAAAAGTAGTCATACTTGCCAAACAAGCAGGGATTTCCATAAATGCATTCATCAAAGCTGCGGTAGAGAAACAGATTGCGACAATGCTATAATTGACTATATCACTAAACCTTAATACAATCAAACACCCCGGCTATTGAAGGCTGGGGTGTTTGGTTTATAACTCAAAACATTCGAATATCACCTCTTTTTACATTTTATATCAATACTGCTTCCACCCATTTTCATTGTCATTTCGGCAGTATCATTAGTTAAATTATGGATGATATAACGAGCGTATTCCTCTTTCCCTACATAGCAAATGATAGCGTTGTCCATTGCTTTATAAGTTCCACTACCATTCCCAAAATAGCCGTGTCCCGAATAAGTTCCATCAGGATTAAAAGTTGCAGATGCGTGAAATTGGCTAAATATTGATGAAGTAATATCTAACCACTTACCGTCATTTTTAATATGGGTAATGTCCCATGTTCCGTATATGGCATCGCCATATTTAAATTGAGTGTCGTTGTCATCCGAGCACCCCATAAAAGCTACAGCAGCAACTGCCGCGAATAAAAGTAAAACCTTCTTCATATCATTTAATTGTATTGGTTAGGTGCTACAAAGTTACGAAATTCCCCCCCC